AAACGCTTGTTTCGCTTCTGCCGGCTTCCCTAAATCAGTATTGTTTCTCGTTATTTGGAATCCAAGTAAATTCGCCATATTATATTGTCCTTATAACTTGTTAAAAATTATGTAGTTGTATCTGTTTCAAAGTATTGATAGTCAAGAGTTACACCAAAATCTTCGATAGCATCATTCGTACCATACGAAAGTGCGATACCATCTAGTGAAGTTGGAAAGCATCCTCTCATCTGATATTGCTTGATAGAGTTACCATCTCTGTCTAAGTGGTCAATAAAACCATCAACTTGATAATCATTAGGATTTGTTAACCCTTCATTATCAGTAATGTTATTGATACCATTCATCCATCTTTCAAATGCACGATAGATTTTAAAATCTGTGTCATTTAAGATAGTCATGTTCCAAGAACCGAATGTTCTACTATCGCCAGCAAGTTTCAATTGACGACCTCTAAAGTTTACAGACACCATAGGAATATCTTGTCCTGGAATACCTGTTGCAGTACATAAGAATGATAAGTCAGATGTTTCTCCGCCAACTGATGAATAACCAGGAAAAGGCATTGTTACCTTAAACTGATTAGCTCTTGCACCGCCACCTTTAAGTCGAGATTTGAATTCATTAATGTTTGCCATTATTCTTCTCCTTTAAGATTAAGCGCCAACAACTTCAGAAAAGGCAATGCCTGTTCTAGTTGCGACAAAGTTAAGTTGAATGAAGTTAATAGAACGAGCAGGTTTGATAAAGATATCAGCCCTAAATTCATTTCTATCAATTACATCGCCCGTATTATTTGAGTCATCACATACAACACTAAAGTCAGTAAGACCTCTACGACCTTGTACATCTCTCAAAAATGGTTCTACAAGATTTCTAAAGTTCGCCCTTGAGAATTCATCATTGAATTCAAACATTTGAAATTTAGCAGCCGTAGCACACGCTTTTTCGAGAACAATGAACAATCTGCGAACATTGATTCTATCAAACGCACTTGGTTTAGATTGTGCAGTCTTATCGCCAAACAATACAGTTCCTTGACCAGGAAATGATACAATTGGATTTACTCTAGCTTTGTAGAGGTCATCTCGTTGTGTTTGATTAGGATTAAAGGCAAGTTTTACTGCGCCTCTAACTTGTCCACGATTGAAACCGCCTGGTGAAAACCATGGGTCTGCAATACTATCAGTTCTTGCACAAAGTCCAGCAGTATCTCCGTTAAGAGGTACAAATCTGAAAACATCATTGTATTTATCGTACATATACTTATAACCACTATCGATTACTGCATAAGATGTTGAAGGTAAACCTTCAGCAAATGCTTTTACATTAGCAGTTTGTGTAATTGCGTTAGTAACATCTACAACATCTGCTCTCGCAGGTGAAACAAATGCAACACAATCTTTTCTAGCAGTTGCGATATCCATAACAGCAGTTGCTTTTGTGTCGCCAGTAGCGTCAGCACTTGTCTGTGAAGGACCGCAAAGAAGTAAAGATACATCTACATTTTCTGTATCAGCAAATTTCTCATAAGCAGTTGCAATTTCAGCGTTAGTAGCAGTAAAGTCATCAGTACCACTCGCAAGTGAAGTATTAGATACTACAAATGCATCGCCAACTGAATTATCAAATGTTGTTCCTGTTTTAGCAAGTCCGTCTGACAAAGTTGAAAGGTGGTCTACCCAATAGATAAACTTTGATTGTGCATAAAGTACATTTGGATAATAGTTACTTGAACCTTGAGCAGTCTTAGCATCATGGGCTTGTGAAACGCCTTCAAATGTTTCTAAGATTGAACCAACAGTTCCTGTAATTCCACCATCTTCGTCTATTACTACAATATGCATTTCATCTAATGAACCGCCAGCAGCAAGTACATCATCTGTAGTCGTTGGAGCGTTAGAGAATTGAAAGTAATACTCCCAATGCCTTCTCATTACAGCGTTGTCAACAACAGCGTGTCTAAGACCGCCTGTTTCTGTAGCGCCTGTAGAAGTATTGAATCTTGCGATTGTTAATGTATTAGTAGATATTGCAGTTATCTTGTAATAGTGTCCAGAAGGTGTAGAAGTAAATCCACTAGCATCTCCAAACTCTAAGATGTCGCCAACTTGCATTTCACTACCGTCATCAACCGATACAGTTGTATCTCCGATAGCAGCAGAAGCGTCAGCAACTAGATTACCACTCATTGAGTGTGGTCCAAAAGCAGTTGAGTTAGTACACTTAGAAATCTTTAGGTTATTTCCTAATGTTCCAGCTTCTCTTGCAGCGTATGGTCCTATACTTGTAACAGTTCCAGCGCCTGTAGCAGTTAAATAATTATCTAAGTAGTCAGTAGTATTTTTAATTAAGAGAGCAGTACCAGTTGAAATGGCATTCACCACTCCAGTTATTGGTCTTACTACCTTCAGATTGTTTCCGTAACCTAAAAAGTTAGCAGCACAGAACCATTGTTCAAAGTTATCAGCATTTGGTTTCCCAAAATTATCAACTAACTCTTGCTCAGATGAAATAGTAGTAATCTCATCAATCGGTCCTTTTTCTGCTGTAATAACGATTCCGCCAGAAGATGTAGAAACAGCTGGTACGATATTCGTTAAATCTTTCTCAGTAACCAGAACACCTGGTGATACTTGAAAAGCCATATTAGTTCTCCTTAATATTAAGTTTAATCTTTATTAGTTATAACCCTTTTATACAGATATTTATATGTATCAAAATCTGTACTATTCGCCCTTACGATAAGTGACAGGTTGCCACAATACACCTGCGTCATCAAAATAACCGTCTTTTCCTTCAGGATCATCTATTCCATTATCTATGAAACCAAAGGGTGCCATGTCTGCCTCAATTGCGTTCTTTTGATCTGCAAACATTTGACCTCTTACATCTACATTTGTTAATTCTTTAAAATATCTCTGATTTGCCAACCAAGAAAAGATAACTATACACATTACTAAATCGTCATGAGCGCCTGTTTCAGCCTCATAAGATTTACCTTTTGATATAAACGTTGATAACTCTGATATAATATCAAAGTCATTAATAATTAACTTGTCACCTTCTATCAGACTTTTCATATTTGAAGTTCCGATTTTTTTAGTACCTTTAGTCATTCTCACGCCTAGTTGATTACCTCTACCACTAAATCCTCCACCCAATACTTGACCTGCACGACCTCGTTGTGTAACCATCATCATGTTATCGTATTCAAGTTCAAATTGCATTGCGTCTGCCACTTGTTGACCTAGGTCATTAATCTCTATTAGAATATATGCCTTGTTATATAACTTACCTATTTTGTCTAATACATTTGGAAAGACAATCGGTTTGATATCATTGTTTCTATACTTTGCAACAATCTTGTATGGTGCCTTTGTTGCGTCTATGACTATAAAAGCAGAGTAATCGTTCTGTACGCCCCTTGCTACGTCTACTGTGATGACGTATGTATGATCTTTGATAGGCATTTCATATACATCTAATCCTTGAGGACTTCTTCTAGGGTCTATAACAGCCATTGCTTTAAGTTTCTGTGCATTGATAAGTGTATCAACACTACCTAAGAATTCACATTCAAACTCTGTCTGAAACTGTGCCTCACTTGTGTTTCTTATTGTTTGTTCTTTCCATTTTTCATCTCTACCTGGAACTTCTGACCAATGTACTTCAACAGGAACAAAAGTACTTTTCTTATTGACAGCATCCATCCACATCTTATAAAACATATTCATTCCGTGAGGTGTAGATACAATCATAACCTTTGAAGATTTACCAGATGATATTGTAGGATATACAGAACTAAAAAATTCTTCGGCGATGTTATTGGGTACATAGGCAAACTCATCTAAGAATATTATATTAAAGGTACTACCTCGAACAGCACTTGATGAAGTTGAAGCCGCAACGATTCTACTTCCGTTTTCTAGTTCGAGTGATCCTTTATTCCAGTTGAGAACGCCTTGTTGCATCCATTTAGGCAAGTATTCGTAAGCAAGTTGCAAACGACCTAGTAAATCTCTCGCCGTAGAAGATTTGTTGGCTAGTATTGCAACGTTTACATTATCGTTAAACAAAACGTAATGTAAGAGGTAGGATACAATGATAGTTGACTTACCACTCTGTCTAGGTAATTTACATATTGTAAACCTATTGTCGTGAAAAGTATCTACCATGTTCCGCTGAAAGTCATACATCTCAAAAGGCACAAGACCTTTATCAATTGTGACAATTTTTAAATAGTTTTCTATAAAATATTTAGGATCTCCAAGACACTTCATCACTTCATCTACTTGTTTAGGAGTAAATCGTGATTTAGTGTGTGCCTTTTTTAGATTTGGATTACCTAAGTATTGGTCTAAAGTTCCCATTATTTTTTATTTTTGTTATTCTTTATCATTTTTTGTAGTTCAGTTGTTGATCCTACAAATAAAGCATTAGTGACGTTCTTAGGACCTTCGCCCTTAACATCTTTAATCTTTTTAAGTTTATCTTGTAAGTCTAATAGATTCTGTGCAAGTTCACTTTGAGTTTTGATTAACTGACCTGCCACTTCATATGCACGAGGATGCTCACCTTCTTTTGCAAGTGATAGTATACCGTCTATTGCCTCATTACCTTTTTCTAGTAACTTATAGAGTTCACCTCTACCAGTTTCAAAATCTGTTTCTACATCATCACCTTCTGGTATGACTACAGGAACAGGTTTATCTTTTACTATCTCTAAAGGATTCTTTTCTTCTTTTGATTCTAGTACTTCTTCGGCGATGTTTAGTACTTCATTTAACTTATCGTCAATATTACTCATTTTAAAAACCTTCTGTTATTATTTATCTTCTCCAGTTGACTCATCATAATTCAAGCCATCATTAAAAAACTCTAGTGTATCTGTGTATGTATAGACATCATCTTTATCGGCACTTGTAGGATTAGGTGTAACCGTAACTCTTTCACTACGAGATGGATTTTTTGCTTGTAGATCAGTATATAGATCAGCTGATACTTTAGTTATAATAGCAGTTGAACTAACCGGTCCATATAGATATATTTTTGCAGTAAATTTTAGTGTATAGATAATTCTTCTTCTATCTGTTAATGCACCTTGATAACTATCTTCATAATCAACACTTTCTAATATGAATGGAATATCTCTTTTTGTATCCATAATATCCCTATCGATAATCATAGTTACTGTATAGTCTGGTTGAAAGTATGGTAGTATTTGTTCTATGATTTGTAGACCGTCATCCGAAGTTGCAGTAAATACATTTAATTCAAAACCAACATTATAAGGCACAGGAGAATGTTGAGTATATAGTTTTTTCTGATCTCCAGTAGCATTTTTAGCAACACTTACTTTTTGATTTTTATTTAACTTACGAGAAG